TGTGCGTTTGTATACGCCGCCTCGCCCATTGCTTGATAGGTTTGCGCAAGACTAGCGTTAGTACTGGCCGTGTCCCGCTCTAACTTTTGCGCTTGCCGAACGGCAACTAACGCGGCGGTGGCGTCTTTAACCCCACCGGCTTGACCTAATCTATTGATGGACGCGGGGTCATCAAGCCTAAAATTAGGGTCCGCAAATAGCTGCTGTGTGTTTCTGGCGGCGGCGTTTTTGCGCGCAAGCGCCTGCATTTGCATTTCCTGCAACTGCGCTTGCTGCATACGCATGGCATTCTGCGTAAAGTCAGGAGCCTGAAAAAGCTGCTGCTGCGGGATCGCGATATTGTAATCAACCATTGGTCAGACCCTCATTGCCTAGCCATTGCCGCAGTTCGGTCTTTGTAAGCCTGCATATTGTTATAGCCCATGTACGCGTTCAAACCGCCGCTCAACGCGTTCGACAGCGCGTTCCCGGTATTCATGTACGCCGAGGCGTTTGCTGCGCCCGTCGCGGCCGCAGCTTGCCCCAGCCCCTGCCCCAAGTTGCCCGCTGCGTTCGTCAGCGTGTTAGCGGCAGTTTGTCCAGACCCCATGAGGCTCTGGAGCGGGTTGAGCTGGTTGGCGCGGTTGGTCTGGTAGCGGTTGTAGGCGTTGCCGTACTCTTGGCTTGCCATGTTCTGACCGTAGTCCGTGATGCCTTTCAACGTCGAACCGGACGACAGCAGACCTTTTGCGGCTGCCGAGTTTTGCAAACCCTTCATGCCTTCCGACAGACGAAAGGCGTAGCCGGGGTCTGCCTGATAGTCGGCCATGCTAAAGTCTTTGGCATACTTGCCAAAATTGGGATCGTTTGGGTTGACCGTAACGCCAGAGCCCCCGCCGGGGTTGAGGCCCAGCAGGGTCATAAGCTGGTTCTGCGCCGTCATGCCGCCCTGACGGAACGGTTCCTGAAGCGCCGTTTGCTTGTCAAACATCTCCCGCTGCACAGCAGCGGAGGCGTCAATGCCCGCCTTCTGCGCGTCAGCGGCTTTGCTTGAGCTGTAGATGGACGCGCCAGCGCCGACTAGTCCTGCTCCGGCAATTGCGACTGCGACCATTTTAAGCCCCTATCCATTTGGAATAGTACGTCTCGATAGGCTCCAAGCCCAGATACCGGAACAGACTGCCGCAGTCTTTGTGAAGCTTGGAGCCGTAGAACATGCGTTGCACGCCTCGCCTTTTCGCTTCTTTTTCAACCGCCCGGAACAATTTTACGCCCGCAAACCCGCCCCGAATGTCTGGGTGGGTCCAGAAGATGTCCATCGTCAGCGTCAGACAGGTGCTGTAATGCAAGCCGGGCGCGACGATCCCGACAAAATAGCCTACTAGCCGCCCTTTGTCACGCAGGGTTATGACCATCAGTTCGCCAGCGGCCTCGCGGGCGGCGTACACGTGATACTGCGGCGCGAGCGGAACTTTGTCCTTGTTGAGCGCCAGCTCCTCCCAGTGCTGCGGGAAGAGCGGCTGGACCTCCACGACGAACTCAGACCACGGCTCAACTTGGGTGGTCAGCATCATGCGCTCCGAATGTCCACGATGCAGACGATCCGGTCGTCGGCGCTGTTGTTCACCACGGAGTGTTCGGCCTTGTTGTTAATGAGCCAAATGTCGCCGGAGCGGAAGTTCACCGTCTCGTCTTCAATATTGAACAGCGCGCCGGGCAGACTCTGGAGCGCGATCTGGTAGCGGGTGTAGAACGTCGCGGGCGCGCCGGAGTCCACGTGCGGCGTGATAACCGCCCCCGGCGGCAGGCGCGTGACAATGCAGCGGCCAAGCTGCACACCGTTGACGCGGTGGATCAGGTCCAGAATGAGTGCCCGCAGCGGCTTGAGAACGTCCCACGCGCGGTACGGCTGCACCTGGATGTCGTTGACGATCTCGCCAGACGCGTCGTTGAACATGAGCCAAATGTCGCTGGCGGCTGCGTGCGCCGTCTCGGCGTGCGTCGTGCGGAGCGTGTTCTCGTCCCACAGGTCTGGATTGACCATGAGCGCGTGCAAGACCGGGGTAACGTCCACACCATCTGCGATCTTGAGGAAGTTTTTCACAGGGCTCACTCGTAAAAGATGTTGACGATACCGGCGTCAAACGTATTAACGCCGCCCGCCGTCGTAAGGCGTACGCGGTCAAGCGCGCCGCTAAGCGCCAGTGTGCCGCCGCCAACGCACCCCGCGCCGGTACCATTGGACGAGCCAAACGCAACAGTTGCCACCCATGTGGTCCCAGTCACATTGTGCAAAATTACCGACCCTTGCCGTGTTGAGTTAAGATCCGCATTGCGGGACCCTAAAGTAAACCCCGCTGTGCTTACGTTAGCTGCTGTGCCCCCGGAGTCAACGCTGCCAGTGCCACTGGCGTACCCGCTGGTAACGACTGAACCCGCGCCGATCTGCAACAGAACTTCGCTAGAACCGTTTGTAGACACGCCGGACAATATGACCGTGACGCGCTTAACCCACGTCGGGATGGCCGTAAAATCAACGGTTGTGCCCGACACCGTGATGGCTGTTGCGGCCACAATTTTGGCTGTCGCCGTGTAGGTGGACCCGTCCGTGCTAAACGGCACCTGCCCGATTACGGTCGGGGCTGCAATAACCGGAGCCGTGCTTGCCCACGTCGTGCCATCGCTGGTCAAAACGTTCTTGGCTGTACCGGGCGCGATCAATTGCACGGTTGAGATACCGTTTCCCACAAGGACCGAATTGGCCGTGAGCGTAGACCGCCCCGTGCCGCCACTGGCCGCGCCGAGCGGCGTGGACAGGCTGACGATGTTGCCGTTGGTGATGGAGCCACCGTAGATGATATTGTTGATGAGCTGAAACGTCGTGCCGTCGTACTGCACCCATGTCAGCTTGCCGATCTGGATGTCGCCAGCCGTCAGCGTCGCGCTGCCGTTCTTGGTGATCGACTTGGCCGCAAGCCCATCAATGCTGAGCGTTGCGGCCGCCGTGTTGCTGTTGGCCGCGATAAAGGCGTACGTCGCGCCCGCTGCGTAGGCGGTGAGGGACGGCGTCGCCACCGCTGCGATGGCGTTCGTGCCTGTGACGCTGCCCAGCAGCGAGTTGATGCTGTAGGGGTCGTTGATGGCTGGAAGGCCGTCGTAGGTGCCGACCAGCACGTCCGTTGAAGTCTTAACAATGAACTTGTAGAGCGACCCGGCCACCAGCCAAGTCTCGTTGGCCGTGCGCCCTGCGGCGTCCAAGATGATCGGGTTCGTGTTGGCGACCGCACCGGTTGAGGTTGTGTAGGTGGCCGCTGGCGTGGTCGTGCCAGCCGCGTAGGTGTAGACCTTGCCGCCGGTCAGCGGGTTGCCGTTGTCGTCGAAGAACTGCGCTCCAGCGCCAGCGAAGGATGACAAATTGTAAGAGGTCATGTGTCCGTCCTATGCTATCTGGGTCACGTTCAGAAGGATGCTGGCGGCAGACGGCGCGGTTATGGTCGTGTTAGCAGCAATCGTACGAAGCTGCGCTACCCCGCCGAAGGAATTACCGTAAAATTCTATATACGCTGCGGCCGGAAGTTGCAACGTAAGGTCAAGGGTGTGGGTGCTGTACGCCTGCGCGCTGCTGCCCGGTCCGAACACGGTGACGTAGCGCAGGGAGCCTGGCACGTCCACGCCGCTGACGCGCGCCCACAGGGCGATGGTGTACGCCGTCGTAGTGTTGAGGTTGTAGAGCTGGAACGAGGCGTTGATGGAATACAGCCCGGCGTTGGCGACCGTCACCTGCGACGATGCCACCGACACACCGCTGCTCAGCGCGGTGTCCGTGATGGACACCTGCGTGGTGGTGTTTGACACCCACGTCGTCGTCTCAAACCCGCTGAACGTTCCGTAGGCAAACGAGGTTAGCCGCACGATCTGCTCGTAGACGAAGTTGAAGAACCGGAACCACTCGCGGGTGATTAGCCCGCCTTCCTTCTCGGTTATCGGAACGCGCGGTGCCGGGATCTGGCTGTCGTTAAGCATTGGTGCCGCTCGCGATCAGCTCCGCGCCCATGATGTAGATCGGCACCGGGTCCGTACCGGATATCTCGTACACGCGGTCGCGGATCTTCAGCGTCATGCCCAGCCTGCGCCAGAACACGCGCTTGCCGTACTCGCCGATGGCCCCCATCGAGGACCAACGCTCGCGGCTCCAGGTATGCCCGCCGTCGTCCGAGAAGCGCATCATGACCTGCGGGTCGCTGCCCTGCCCGCTGTTGAGGCCCACGCCCGACTCGCAGTCGAGCTGCAACGTGTGGTTAGCCACACGCTTGAGGTTGTTCTGGCCGGTCGGCAGCGCCCGCCACGAGCGCAGCCACCGCTGCGTCTGGTCGTCGTCGGCGTAGAGCGTCAGATCGTAAGCGTAGAGCTTGCCGTTCTGGTAGTCGCCTACGATGGTCTCGTCGCTGAAGAACATCTGCATGGACGCCCGCTGGCGGGTGAAGGCCCCATCGTTAAAGCCCGCCCGCTCATGCCACGCCTGTGTAGCTACATCGTAGACCCACGTCGCGTTGGCGGACGGGAACGACAGCACGTAGAAGGCGTGGCCGTCCTGCTGGTAGGTGTAGGCCGTAGCGTCGGCGATGTTGGGGTATTGCTGGATTTGCCACTCGACCGCGTGCGTGCTGACGCGCACGCCCGTGTAGCCGTTGGCGCGGTAGACGATACCTTTGCCGCGCGCGTCAGCGCCCAGCCAGAACAGGGCGTTGTCGAGCTTGGCGACCGAGAACGTCGCAGCGCAACCGATCTCGTTGAACGCGCCTTGGATGCGTTGGAGCGGGAACGCGGCCGCACCGGAATTGTACCATACCTCGACCGAGTTGGTGCCAAAAAGCCACACTTCGGAATGATCCACAATCGACGAGATCAGGCCATCCGGGTCGCCTTCGGCGCTGGCAAAGTCCAGCGGATCAATTGACGTGCCGTCCAGAAGCTGCGTGACCCACACCTTTTGGCTGTTGGGTTCAATGAAGACGAAGTATCCGTCCAGATACGAGACGGTTAGCGCGCCGGGAAAGTCCGGGTCGGTGATGGCTCCAAACGCCAGCGTGCTGTTGTTGTAGATGTAGCTGGGGCCACCGCACGCGATAAAGAGCTGGATGCCGTTGTCGGCCATCGACACCGGGCCGTCGTTGGCGACCGTACCAAGCAGCACGGTGTTGTACGCTGGGTCCATGCGGTACAGTTCGTTGCCCGACACGACGTAGGCGTAGCTGCCGTAGGCATGCAGTCCTCTGATAGGACCAAGGCCCACCGTCGCCAGTCGACGCAGGCCGGGGGCGCGTTGGAGGAACGCAGGCTGCTTGCCGCCTTCGGGTACGATCTCTGGAAAGAGATTGACCATACGGTTGTCCGCAGCGTTGACGCTGCGGGCTACGTACGCAGAGCCAAGGATGGGCGTCTGCATTAGTAGTTTCCTGCAAAAATATTAAATCTTTGGCGTGTACCGACGATGCTGTAGGGCAGCGCCATGATGTCGTCAGGGTTGTTGATGCGCTTCAGGTTGCGCTTGGACGCCATTGCAATGCGCGACACCGTAGGCGGCGGCTCGATGCCGAACTCCGGCGCAAACTCGCAGGCCAGATTGTAGCGGAACGCACGGAGGTAGCCCGGCGGGAAAGACAGCGCGGTAGACAGCAGCGCGGGCTGCGTCAGCTCCTCAACCGAGACGAAATGCCATTCCAGCACCTTGGTCGGCACCGGGTAGACGTACATCTCAATGTCGGGGTAGCTCATGTTGATCCAGATCACCTGCGGGTAGGTGCTGGTGACAGTCTTGACGGCGATGCCATCGTACTGCTGCTGGTTGATGATCTTGATGCCGTAGGAGATGCCGCTGGCCGGGTCTTTGAAGTAGGTGGAGTCGTCCAGCAGGATCGGGCGGTTGCCGACAAAGTCGCCGGTTGGCCCCAGCGTGCGCGAGATAAGGCCGGGCAGCCAACTGAACACCTGGTCCTGCGTGGAGAACACGGCCAATCGCTCGGTGTTCCACGAGTCAATCATCTGGTTGAGCGCGTTCAACGCATCCTGCGACGTGGCCGCAGACGGGGTTTCGCCTTCGGCTAGGACGCCGAGAAGACGAAGCGCGCCATTAATCTGATCGCCCGCTGTCGTTGTCATCTGCCGCTACTTCCTCAACCGAAGGACGACGCCCGCGCCGTCTGGAGACCAGTTCGTTAGCCGACGCACTTACCGCAGGCTGGCCGGGAGTATAGCGCGTCCAGCCGTTCTCTTCATCATAAATCGCTTCAAGGTCCATCGTGGCAACCTTGGTGCCGTGGTCCGGGTGGCGCAGATAGATGTGCATAAAATTTCCTGTAAAGGTGGCCCCTGCCGAAGCAGGGGCCGGTTTGCTTACGAGAGAGCGTAAAGCGCCCAAGCGCCGTCAGACGTTTTACGCGCACGGAAGCCGCGCACGGTGCCAGCCGTGGCCGCAACGGTCATAAGACCCTGCGAGCCGCTGCTGCCGATGGTCCAGCCAGTGTTGGTGGTCACGGTGATGACGCCCGCCGTCGTCGTGTTGATGACGCGGAAGTCAAACGTCGAGCCGGGCTTGGAGTTCGTCAGCACGGCGTCGAGGTCGGTCGCCAAAGGCAGCGTGTAAGCGGCCGTTGTCGTCGGCGTGCCGATGATGATGCCGTTGAGCAACTGAGCAGCCGTCAGCGTGGCGCTGTCGGTTGCCGTAGTCGGTACAAGGGCAACGGTGAGTTTAACTTCATTCAGGTTGCCATCATTAAACTGATAGCCACCGCCAACAGAAGGGAGAGCCATGTTAAGAGCCTTTCAAGAAAAGGAGGTGCCCCCGGCGTTGGCCGGGGGCGGGTTAGCTTAGCCCCAGAGGCGAGTGGCCATCTGCGGGCGGATTGTGTTGAAACCGTACAACACGTCAATACGACACGGCATACGGTCGTTGTTGATGTCGTACTGGCGCACAATGCGGAGCGAGATGCCGTTGTGGACCTGACGCGAGGCCATATCGACGCCCTGCGGAAGCAGAAGGTCGGCGGTGGCGAAGGTGATCGCGTCCTTGTGGTACACAAGGTTCTGCGGGTAGTAGGTGCTGGCCGAACCAAGCAAGGTGACGGCAGCGCCGGACGCGGGGAACGAGTCAACGGTCGCGAGGGCGTTCGTTGAGGTGTAGATGGCAGGAGAGAACGTGACGCTGGTAAACGCCGTGCTGGCCGAAGTGACCGTGTTGGTCACGACGAACTGCTGGAGCGAACCAGTGGACTCACGAACCTGCGGGTTGACCGCGTACACGTTGGCAATCGTAAAGACATCGCCGGGGACGAGGGTCTTTGCGTTGGTAGCGCCAGAGAACGAGATCGTGCTGATGCCCTGCGTAGACAGGGTGGACGTGACCGTGAGGGAGTCGGTACGCACGGCCGAGCCGGTCAGAAACTGACGGATCGACTGGGACATGTTGACTTCTTCAAGGCCGAGGATGCCTTCGCCCATCATGCCGTTCTTGAACTGGCGGCTGATGGTGGAGGTCGGGTTGAAGAGGCCCTTCATGCCTTCAACAAGGCCAGCGTTCGCAGCCGGGTTGACCGTCGCGTAGCGCGGGGACATCGGAGTGGCGAACTCGTTCAGCTTCTGCTGGGCCTGAAGCAGGACAAGCGAAGTGGACGGGACGGTGCCGGGCGTGCCAACCGAATTGTAGATCGACTGGAACGAGTTGGCGACATCGGCGTCAATGCTGGACGCGAGCTGCGAGATACGCGGCTTGAGCACACGTTCCGCAAAATCGTCCAACTGCATCGTCAGCTCAGCGGACGTGAAGTTCACGCCGATGTGCTTCTGCGAGGAGACGGTCAGGGTCGTGAACTGCTCGTTGTCGTCCTGAACCTGAAGCGCAGCGCCGTCCGTGACCAGAGCGCGGTCGGGCAGGCGGATGCGGAGGGTCGAGCCGATCTTAGCGCCTTCAACGGCGAACGAGTCGTCGTACTGGCGGTTTACGTTGCGGGTGATGACCAGGTTGTTCTCAAGGATTTCGAGAGACTTCCGGGTGATCATGTCGATGGTAAGAAGGCTGTTAGCCATTGTTTTACACTTTCAAGAGCTAGCGGTTGCGCTGCGCTTCCTGCTTCTTAATCTGACGCATACGCTCGGCTTCGATCCACTCCGACGTGCTCATGTTTTTCACTGAGCGGGGGTCGGTGGTATCGTAAACCTGCTTGCCAGACGATCTGGCATTTGCAATCGGATTAATAGGCGCGGGAGCATTTGAGGTCTTTTTAATCGGAGGGCTTGCAGCCAGTTTGGCTTCAATTCGACCGATCTCTCGCGCTTGCAGGATGGGCGGAAGGGCAGCGATACGGCCAGCTTCCTTCGGGTTGGACCCAAGCCAATAGATGACATCGGGGCCGTTGTCCGAAGACTGGATCGTCTGGGCCATCACGTCCGTGACGGGGAGGTTTGGGTTGTACGCGACCTGTTCGAAGTCGTCGTAGCGGACCCGCGCGTCCTCTTCCTTTTCGTGATAGACATCCAGAAGCTGAGCTTGCTGCTTTGCTGTCTCGCGCCGGGCCAACATCTCTTGAGCTTTGCGTTCCGCCAACGCTTCCGCGTAGGCTTGGGCATTGTCAAAATCGTTAACGTCGGGCGGTGTGACTGAGACGGCCTTTCGGGCCTCAAAGTCCGCAACGCGCTGGGCCTGCTCTCGTTCCCACTTACGCTGTTCGCGTGCAAGACGCTTTCCGACAATGGCGTCAAGTTCTTCCTGTGTGAAAGACTTTGAGGCTTCCGTCGTGGATTCATCCGGCTGGGTATCAACAGGAACAGGAGCTGCCGTGGCTTCTGCAACCGGCGCGGTGTCATCCGCTGGTAGGTCTAGAGCTTCATCGCTCATATGCTGAGTGTCCTTTCGGATACCTGGTGAACCTCACCAGTACGGTTAGGGCTTGACATTACGACAAGGCGTCGTCGGCGTCAATAATCAGACCAGCTCTTCAACCGGCGGCACAGGCTCCGGCGCGGGCGTCGGGATGTTCCACGGCAGGGGCGGCGTGACAGGCTTGGACGTGTCCTGCTGGGCGGCGATGGCCGCGTCGCAGTCGGCCTGAGCCTTGGCGATACCGTCCGGGCCGAGCGCGGTGGAGCCCCAGCCGTTGACCTGATCGAGCGATAACTGATCGTACGGGGTAAACGGTGTCCCGGCGACGTAGGTCGTGTCAACCGAGCCGTATGCGGCGGCGTTGTACGTGCCGTCCGTGGCTGACAGCACCCAAGCAATCTGAAAGACGACGTTGGTTTCGCCCTCGGCTTCCGGGTACGCCGTCATGGAGTTCACGGCCCACTGGTAGGAATTTGTCATTCTGTCGGCTCCACGGTCTGGGACGCTTTGGCGGCCTGTTCCAGTTTCTCAAAGAGCACAACGGCGGCTTTGGCCCCCTGAATGCCTGTCGCCTTGACGGCTGCGTCCAGCAGTGCGCCCAGCGCGTTGGCTTCTTCGTTGGTGAGGTTAAGCGTGATCATGTCAGGTTCCGTTAGACGAGGCAGGGGACGCGGTATGCAGTGCCCGTGCTGTCGTAAATGGTGATGTAGCCTGTTGGCACAAGCGCACCGGCTGTGTAGGCTGTGTCGGTGGTCAGTTTGCCCTGCACGGACGCAAAGGCGCTGTCGTCAGCAAGGCGGGCCTGAAGCGTGGTACTGGAACGTTTGAGGGCGGGGAAAGACGAGGTAGCGCCAAGAAATTGAAACAGACCGCCTGCCGTAAAAGCCAACGACGGGCCAGCTTGAAATTCAAAACGTATCGCGTTAGATGCGCTCCCATTTCCAACATATAAAAATGAAACGTACCCAATATTATAAGTGCTTAAGTTGCGGCCAAACCGAAGCGTTGTTTGTAGGTCCCCCGCCACCATGCTTGGAGAAAGAATATCAATGCCAGTACTATACCCACCACTTGAGGTATTGTTTTGAACTACAAACGAGGCCGCGCCAGCACCCACTGAAGTTGTAATGGAAAATGGAAAGCCCGACGAAATTTGAGTTGGTGCAATCGTCAGCGCCGTGCTCAACGCATTCTGCGCCGTGCCAGAAATACCAGCCGGAGCCACTTGGAAGATCAGCGAGCCGCCAGCCCCTGTGCCAGTGCCCTGCGAGCCGGTGATCGTGAAGGCAGCGCCAGCGGTGTTACTCGTCCCCGCCACAACAGACTGAACGGAGAGCGTCTGGGCAAGGGCCGTGGCTGCATCTGCGGCTCCAAAGCGAAAGTTACGTATCGCCCCGCGAGAAAAGGTAGTGTCGGAGTTGAAGACAAGCGCATCGCTAGACGCGGCGTTGCCCAGTATGGTTGTAATTGCCGTTGTAACCCCGTAGACGGACGGGCTGGCGGTTGCCTGACTGTCCGCACCAAACAGGAACCCCGTCGTCGGCAGCGACGTATCGGGCGTGAGGGTTTTAAGGTTGATGTCCGTCATGTGTTAACCCCAAGTCAAGAAGTTGCCGGTGTCCCAGACAAGGTAGTTACCCGCGCCCCAGACGAGGCCGTTGCCGCTTGGGCCGTAACCAACATTGCCGGTTGCCAGCGACGTAGACGCCAGCAAACCAAGCCCAAGGCCGTTTCGGACGGGGATGCCAAAGCTCATCGGATGTTGATCGGCTTCGCGTACAGCGTGCCGCCCGTGCTGACCTGTATGGCGCTGACGCGCCAAGGCGCGCCCGTGCCGCTAGGTACGACGAAGGGGACCGGCGTGTTGGCCGGGAGCGGTGTGCCGTTGGCTGTCGTGGCGGTCACGCCCTCGCCAACCAAGATGTAGCACGCCTGATCGGACCAGACGACGACGCCCTGTGGGCCAGCGGGCCAAGTACTAGTCGAGCCAGCAGTGCCGGTGTAGGACACCGTGCGCGCTACAAACTGGTCGCCAATAAGCGGGTTCAAAAGTTCCATATCAGAGCCTCACGCCAAGAAGCGAAGTTTGTAAAGGGTCGTCAGGTACAGACCGACGATCTCGTCGATGATGTTCTGGATGGCCGTCTCGTCCTTGTTACAGACCTTATACCGGGCGTCTTCAAGCTCAGCCAGGCTGTCGGTCAGGAACTCCACGATATTAGATGTCTTTTTGGCCGAATGCAACGTGATGGGGCCGACCAGCCCGTGTCGGCCTTGGTACGCCTCAGCAAAAGAGTCGGCCAGACCGACAATCTCGTCGTAGAAAGTGTTCAAGGCCATGTGTTTGGCAAAGCTGCGCGTGTTCAGGTGGACGGAATGGGCCACATCCCGCGCCAAGAACATGCAACCGATGAATTCAGCGGGTTTCATTGGCCTTGTCCCATCATTTCAGGCTGCGGAGGCGGTCCAGCAGGCGGCTCACCCATAGGCGGCTGACCCATCTGCGGAGGAGCTTCAGGCGCTTCGCCCATTTCGTTTTGTTCCAACTGGCTACGAGACGGCATCCCGCTGACCAAGTCGCCTGTATCAATCGCTGCGTGGATTGTCCCCATGACGATGTCATGTATCTGCTCTTCAGACATTGAAGCCTGCACCGCAGAAATTCTCTTAGTTTCAGCATCATATGCCTTCACTTCCGAGTCGAACCGCTTGATGTCAAGCTGTTGGGCTTCCATTGACTGCTCAACGCGCTTCAACATGCCTTCCATCTGCTGCATGTGCTGCGTCATGGCCTCAATCTGCTGCTTGGCCTGCTGCATCTCAGGGGACTGATCTTCACCTTCCATGACCTTCGGGTCAATGATCTTGGCAAACCGCGCGGCCATCTCCTGCGCGCCCGGCCAATCCATGTTTTTGATAAACAGGTCGCCAGCGACCTTCCAGAGGTCCGGGTTCGACTGAAGCAGCATCGACATGGCGTCAAGCGCCTCTTGACGCTTGGTCATGTAGCCCGGCCCGGTCGTGACGCACACGTCGTACACGCCAACCGACAGGTTGTAGACCTTCTCCATCACGATGCCCGTCTGGTCCACGATGGACTTGACAGGCTCCGGCTGCTGTGGGTTGACCTTGACCATGCCGACTTCGCCGTCAAGGCCGACGATGCGCGCGACACGCTCTGTATCGTAAATCTTAGGAATGATGTCCACGAGCTGCCGCGTGACGTAGCGGATGGCCCGCGAGAGGTTGTCTACGTAGTGATACGTACCCGTATCGCCTTGTTTTTCACGAGCCAGAATGGCTCGGCCTGACCGTTCGTTGCTGGCCGCGCCAAGTGAACTGTCGTACTGACCCGTGGTAGACTTGATGTCATCCGAAGCACCCATCTTAGCCTGTATAAGGCCAGTCTGAGCGAGCGGCGGTGCAGCACGCTGCGGCAGCGGTAGAGCCGATCCTGCACCGTCTGTGACATCGGGATTGACCTCAAGGTAGGGCCAATTGGTCGTATTGGCCGTCTTCCACTGGTTCTCGTAGCCTTCAAACTGGCCGCCGTAGCCAATAAACGGCGCTTTGGGGGCCAGAGCCAGCATTTCGGCTTCCTGGCTCACCCAATAGTTGTACATGCGCTGCGCGTCCTTGGCGTTGCGCACCAGACCGGACACGTAGAGCTGCCCGTCCACTTCCCACTCGTTTCCGACAACGCGAATGACAGGTATCCACTTTCCGGCCCAGTCCTGCTCCTGCAAGACCTCAAAACCGTTGGTTTTAAGCCATTTTACCTGCTTTTTATCGACATTCCGGCTGCGTATCGGCTTCTGGAACATCAGCTTGAGCTGCTTGTCCTGCGGGGTGCCGTCGATGGCGGTCACATTGTCCGGGTACAGGTTGAGTTTGACCGACTTGTGTTCAATGTAAAAGTATTCCGCTATGCGGACCGTGTCCTCGCTCAGCCACTGGCTCAACGACTGGTCGCCCACGCCCTGCGACATCATGGAGCTGACCGGCGAGGCGTTCGGGAACATGCGCTCGTATTCTTCTTTGGTCAGGTCTTCCGTCAGGAAGCACCAATTGGCGTCTGAGCCGCACGGGTCTTGGATTGTTGGGTCCATGTAGACCGAAAACGAGTTCCTGACGCGCCCGATCTTTAGATCCTGATCGAAGCTGTCCTCGCGGCAGTATTCCGTCAGCAGGCGGATGTAGCCCTCGCCGTAGGTGACCTGGTTGTCGCAGGCGGTGTCGTAGGCCACGTCGGCGTCCGAGATGTACTCGATGTGACGCACCATGCCGTCGAAGATTTCCGCCACGGCCACGTCGGCCTTGTCGTCCGCCGGGATAACCTTGCCGGTTGGCCGGTTCTGGCGCTGCTCGTTCGTCACCTGACGGACGTGCTGCGGCAGCTTGTTGATCGTCAGGCACGGCCGCGCGTTGATCGTCTGGCCCTGCACGGAGCCACGGGTCGCCAGCACGTCAGCGGGCCACTGCCACTGGTTGTCGGGCGACCCCGCCATGAAGCGCAGGTCGTCCAGCTCGTCCTCGCGACTGTCCGAATAGGCCGACAACGCCATCGTAAACCGCGAGCGCATAGTCGCCAGACGGTCGTGGTCGTCAGCTTCGGAGACCTTACCGGCAGCTTCTACGTCGTTCGCAGCCATCATTTGCCCTTTTTGGCCATAGGCTTAGCGGTCTTGGCAGATTCCTTGAATGCCTTGGCAGTCGGAGCGCCAGCCGCGCCCGGCTTGCGCATTTTCTCGCCTGAACCGGCTGCAATGCGGTCTTTCTTGGCGTTGATGTTGGCGTACAGTCCCGGTTTGCTAGCCACAGTTCCACCTCTTCATAGATGCTTTTGCGCGGTCGGCGTTGGCAGACTTGGCTACGACCCCACCCATTCGCGCGCAAAATGATGCTTTACGGCCCTTGTCCGCGTCTGTCTTGGGGTTTGGCGCGGGCGGCTTCAGTTTGCTGCCCGTCGCTTCGTTGTACTTGGCGCGGCCCTTGGCCGTCAGGCCCGCGCCTTCCTTGGTGGCGAGCTTCTCGCCACGTCCAACGGACAGTGAGACGGACTTCTTAGCCATTATCTGCCCTTTTTGGCCGTAGGCTTTGCTTTCGGGGTTTCCGCCGCGCGCTTGGTCGAATACGCGATGGCAAGGGCCTGTTTCAACGGCTTACCCGCCGCCACTTCCGCTTTGACGTTGCTGCGGAAGGCACCTTTGGAGGACGACTTGACCAGCGGCATGTTACGGAGCGCCGTGGATGATCGCAAAGTTGACCACAACCGCTTCCGAGTATGACGTGGACGCCGTCAGGTTGCGCAGCGTGATGACCGCCGAGCCAGCAGCCATGCTGGACACGTAGACGGAGTACGCCGTGGCGGTTGCGCCGCCGCTGATGCACACGACAATCACGTCCTTGGTGCTCAGCAGCGAGTTCGTCAGCGTAAACGACACCGCAGTGGCTCCGGCCAGCGCCGCGCCGTTCATGGTGATGCGGCCCATTGACTTGTTGAGCGTCACGCCCGTGGTCTTGTCGGTGGCCTGCGTGACCGTGCCCTGCCCGGCTGCGCTGTAGCCAATCTCGCCAGCAGCGTAGACGTAATCTGCGCCGATGATGTTCTGGTCTTCGAACGCAACGCCGATTGGTTTTGTGTTAGCCATGTCAGGCTCCAAGCCAAGAAGTTGAAATTCCAGCGGCAGAGTACCCTCTGCGCGGGTTGCGGTCAATGGCCTCGCGCCGGGCCACCGGAAACGCAAACGTCACCGCGATGGCGTCCGCCGCGTCGGGTGACGCCAGCCCCCTCGACTTCATATCCTTCTTGCTCTCCAAGAAGATCGTACCCCGGCTGTCGGGCTTCATCATAGGCCCGATGAGGTCGCTCTTCAGGTAGCGGTCGTTCGGGATGCTGGCCGTCTTGAGCCACTCGCGCATCTCGCCCCACATCTCGGCGCGCTTGTTTCCCCACATGAGCGGGTTCTTCGACTTGGACCCGAAGTTCACGCCCCTGATCTTGTACCGTTGCTCCTTCAGGCGGTCTACGACGCCCGCCCCCAGCCCTCCCTCGTCCACGACGACCATGGCTGGCTTGTACTCCTCGATGGCCTCTATGACCCGTCCCACGGTCTCCATGGTGTCGTCGCCCTTGTGCCGCTTGATTGCGATGATGTCGCGACCCTGCCGCACGGCGATGACCGTGCTGTCGGACCCAAACCGCGCCGGGTCCACGCCGATCACGATGGGTGCCGACAGGTCCTTGGCCCGCTCGCGTTTCATCGCCTCGTCCACGGTGACCGACCCTATAAACTGGTCGTCCGATGCGTTCGGAAACTGACCGTACACCTCGACGTGCGCCTGGCTGCTGTCCGCGCCGTACTCGTCGATGATCTGCTGGTAGACCTGCTTGTCGGTCCCCTCGACCGACCGGGCGTCCACGATCTTGTTGCGCCAGAAGTCTCGCTTGGAGTTGAAGCACTCGTAGAAGTACCCGCTGTTGCGGCGCGGGTTGGAGAACGCCAGCCAGAACCGATTGGGCGTGTTCTCCGTGAAGAACCCCGCCGCCACCGACCAGATGGCGTCGTCGATGCCCGACGCCTCGTCGAACACCAGCATGACGCCCGCCATGTTGTGCACGCCCGCGTACGAGTCGGGATTCTCCGCAGACCACAGCCGCCCTTCGACGCCCCAGTAGCGCGTGCCCATCTTGAGGTCGCGCTCGACCAGTTCGGTGAGCCACTTGGCTGGCATCAGCCGGGTGGCGCTCACCTCGAACCAGTGGCTGTTGAGGGACATGCTGAGCCACTTGGTGATCTCCGCCCAAGTGACCGACCGAAGCTGCGCTTCCGAGTTGGCCGACACGATGACCGACCCGCCGATGCGGGTGCTCAGCATCCAGATGACCAGCCAACTCACCAGCGCCGACTTGCCGATGCCGCGCCCCGATGAGGTCGCCATGCGAAACGTGTTGAAGTCAATCTTGCCGTCGTTGGCTTTGATCGACTCGCCTAGCTCGCGCAGCACCTCGCGCTGCCATTTGCGCGGGCCGGTGAAGTGCTCAAGCGGCGTCCCCTTCTGGCCCCATGGGAATGAAAAAAGGACGAACGCCAGCGGGTCGTCCTTGATCTGTTTGGACCAGAGCTGGCTCATCAAGAGCATCTCTTCGTCCGAGCTGTACTGCGTCGTCTGCATGGTGCGTGTCCTCAATGACGGTGTACAGGCCCTCAAGCACTCGCGTCTGCGCCATCTCAAGCGCGCCCGTGATGCTGATGCGCTGCTCGACATCCACGCTGATCTGCTGCTTTGCGACCCAGCCGTGGACGTGTTTCAAAATCTCAAGCGCCGCTTTCGCATCTCCGCCACGGGCGGCGTCATGCAGGATGCCCGACAGCTCCATCTCGCCATCCGCGCGGCCCTTGAGTTCGGCTAGCTCCGCGAGCGGGTCGAATTGGCAGAGTTGCCGGTACTCGGACGGGAGCAAGCCAGACGCCAAGGCGAGCGTGTCGCCTTTAAGCCCGCGACGTGCGGCGTCATAGATTGCGTCCAGCCGCGCCTCGGTCGCGGTCAGTTTGCGCGGTTCGTGAGGAATGGAGTGCCAGGTCATCCGTCATTTTTAAATTAAAAAAAAAGTTTGTGCAAACCCTTCGTGACCGGTGACCGGCGCGGCCGGGGCCTCCCCCCCCGCCATGGTGCGCTGCAACATGCTCAGGCGCTGGCGGGCAGGCGGGCCTGCCGGCAGGCGCTGAGCGCGTCATGGCTTGGGTCATTTAGGCAATCTGTTTTTGCTTTGCCCAAATGACCCAGGATTGTTTGGGTCATTTTGTCATTGCCAAGGGCATCGCACCTTGCGCGCGGCCTGGCGGCGCAGGGGCGGAAAAGCTTGGGTCATGCCTTGGGTCATGCGTGGGTCATGCATTGGCAGTTGTGAAATAGGCGTAAGTGCCTGATTGCGCGGGATTAAAGAGGGCTTTGGGTCATTTGGGTCATGCTTCCGGGGTAACCTCAGTTCTGTATATATATTATATAGGAATATATACCTATATTATAACTTTTCTAACTTAACATAACAACATGACAATAATACCTAAAACCCCCTACAAAGCGAGCGCAATCAAGCACTTAGCGTTGGGTCACGCAGGGCCATTTTCACCGCCCAACCATGACCCAAACGACCCACGCAAATGGCCCAAAAACTTTTTTGGCGAATTCTGTAAAAGATCGCTTGACAAGGGCGCAGCGCCGCGCTAAATTCTGGTCATAGGCAAACGGGAGACAGACACATGATCGCTTACATCCAGAAAAACCCAGTTCCGAACGCGACCTACAAATTCATCCTTCGGATTGTTGCCCAGCCTTGCAACGGCGCAGAATATCAGAACGCGGAAATTGTGCCCGCCACTAGCAAGAAGATCGCGAAAGAGATTTGCAAGTTTCGCGGCGTCACACCCTACAATTTCTAGCCCAACCACGCCCTACAATTTCTAGTCCAACCGGGCGGCGCGCAAGCGTCGCCCACCACACGCAAACGGGGAGCACAGCACATGCGTATCATCTCAGACATCATTGACGCTCTGGCGGCCGCCGCGTTCATCGCTGGCGTGATCTGCCTCGCAATCGCGATGAACCCATAAACGCGCCCTGCGCATTGGATAAAAAAAGGAAACGCAACATGTCTATCGCACCCTATCATAACGAGCACAACATGACCGCGCCGCGCATTCTAGGCATGTTCTGCCTTTATAGCGCCTCTGGCCTATTCGAATATTCGGACCGTCCGGCAGGCGACCGTGGCGGCGTTTGGGCGGAATATCCGCAACGGATCTTCACGGCGGACGGCGACCGCGCGGCGCGCGTGGGCAAGACGGTAGCATATGTCGTCATAGATGAAGCTGCGGACGGGTCGCCTGTCGTTGAAAAGTGGAAGCTGCGCGGCCACCGCGTGTTCGCCACGGCGGTGCGCGCGGCGTAAACGAGACGCAAGTCTAAGCTGGCGCACAAGCGCCAGCTTATGCGAGCGCCTTCGCTCGAAACGGGAGAACATCACATGCTCAAAGTTACGCTCAACATCCGCGCCCTGCGCGCCGTCTTGGTCGCCGTCTCGACCGAGGAAACACGGTACTACCTGAACGGGATCAATCTTGAATTTACGCCCGATGGCGTGACCATGTGCGCCACCGATGGCCATCGCATGATCGTGCTGCGCCAGCCCTATGGCGAGCACGCCGCGACGGGCACCCATGCGTCCGTCATCGTGCCACGGGATCTAATCGCCAAGCTCAAAATCAACCCGCGCATGAAGACGCTCGACACGACCGACCTCACGATCGGCGATGATGGCAAGCTCACGTTCGAACACGCCGGCGAGATGTTCGGCGGCTCACGCGTGGACGGGACGTTCCCAAACTATCGCCAAGTCATGCCGAAAGATCTTGACGGCAAGCCTGCCCAGTACGATCCGATTTACCTGGCTGACTTCGCCAAGGCCCGGAAAGAGCTTGGCGGCGACCGCACGACAAGCCCGATCGTGAGGTACAACGGCGGATCTCCGGCGGTTGTCGACTTCGCGTACGGGACCGGCTTTCAGGCCATTGGCGTGCTAATGCCGATACGCGACCGGACCGAGACCACGTACTACACATGGGCGAGCGCGCCAGCGGCCGCATGGCCGGACGCGGCACCCGTGGCCAACGCGGCCGCCGCCTGACACGGTAACGCAAACGTGATGCAAGCCGGGCAAAAATAATTCGTCCGGCTTGCAATAAAAAGATTGACCGCCCTGCAACGCATTGGATAACTTTATGAAACCGGCGCAAGAGCGCGCCGCAACACGGGAGCACAGCACATGTCTAACGAAATCCTGAGCTACACGATCAGCAACGCAATCTCCGGCATGGTACTTGGCGTTTACGAGGGCGCGTCGAAAGATGACGCGCTCGACACGCTGGCGCGCGATGCGGGCTATGAAGATTATTTTGATGCTTGCGAATCCGGCTTCGACGGTGACGACTTGATCGCGACCGAGATCGAGTCGGCCTGACGCGCTAAGGACGGCCCACGGGCCGTCTCATAGCGCGCCAGAGGGGCGTGCAGTACGGGAGCTACAATCATGACCAACACAACAAGCTACAACGGATGGACGAACTACGCCGGCGACGCAATACGGGAGCAACGATCATGACCAACACAAGCTACAACGGATGGACGAACTACGCCACGTGGCGTGTGAACCTTGAGATCTTCGACGGCATGGATCTCGCGGAATGGAACCTTGACCGCTTCGACATTTTCGAGCTGGCCGACTGGCTGAAAGAATATGCGGGCGACGTGATCGAGCAGACATCGACGCCCGGTCTGGCGCGCGACTACGCCATGGCGTTCTTGGCTGATGTCAATTGGGGCGAACTCGCCAGGGCGATGAAC